TCCTGAACCTAAGACATACGATTTAATCGTGCGAGTTTCTAGTCTCGTGCCACAAAAACTAGACTAAGTTTTACAAGGTGTTCGAGCTACTGTAAAATCTTCTCTGGATAGATAAGTTCTCCTTGAAGAAGTTGTAGATGAAATGGGATGAGAACTAAACCGATTACCTTCCCTTGTGAATACAGTCAGCCATTGGGTGCGAGAAGGTTATCCCAAGAAGTGACTCTAAACTACTAGACCTTCAAGTGCTGGTTATCACTCAAAAGTGACCCTTTTAATTTTAAAGCTAGAGGGCTATGTGAATCTATATTTTAAATCAACAACACTAGACAAAGAGATAGGTTGGACATGGAAAGACATGGACAAAGCCTATTGGGATACTTGGATACCTAAGAAGTCTGATATCAAAATCATTACAAGACTTAACAAAGAACAAAAGAAACAAGCACTTGATGAGCTATGGGAAGACTTGCAATCCTCTATCCAATTTACAAGGGATAGGAACAACGCAAGACGCAGAGAGAAAAGAGTTGCGTCTAAAAAGTAGGCGTGATATAATCTTTAAACTTAATACAACCTATGGAGGAAACCAATATGTATGAGTATGTAGAAGGAAAAGCTATGTGGGCTAATGTCAGCACACCAAACACTAAGTTTGAACCACATAAGTATGGAATAGTGGTGTTGACTGATGTAGATACTGCTTCTAGGCTAGAGGGTCTGGGATTATCACAGGTTAGAACCAGAGATGGACAACCTAAGTATGATGAACCAGCGTTCTCTTTCTCTAGGAAAGTAGAGAAGCATGACGGAACTACTAATGTAGCACCTAAGTTAGTTGACGGAGACGGCAACGATTTAGACGCTAGTGTAGGTAATGGTTCTGGAATTACTGTGAAGATTAAACCTTACACAGGAAAGTATGGTACATTTGCTGAGTTAATAGCAGTAAAGGTAACTGATTTAATTGAATACTCTGAGGCTAGTACCGAAGATAACGAGGAATTTTAATATGATAATTACTATTACTAGAGAAGACGGACAGGTAGTGTATGACACTACTATGATTGAAGATGAGAACGCAAGAGCTAATGCTAACATGTCTATCAGTAAGATAGGTACGTTGAATGTTCTTGTTGAAGCACTTAACTTTGCTTCTGGAACACATCAAAACAATCTTGAACAACTACTACAAAATGCTGAAGAAGCTGTAGTAGAAACACCAGAAGGTGATGAGCCTGAAGGAGATACAGAAGAAGTAGCTGAAGAAGATTCAACAGAAGAATCCTAATAGCATAAATGAGGGCTAACATGGATAAGACGTGGGATAAACTACATCAACCTTGTCCACTTTGTAACAGTAGTGATGCTGTTGGAATCAACGAAGATGATTCAGCAAAGTGTTTCAGTTGTGGTGAGTTCATGCCAAGTTATACCGATGCATGTGGAGGAAAGGATATGCAAACAGCAACGACAACACCGACCAAGAAACCTGATATGGTAGATGAAGGACAATTTTCTGCTCTTACAGATAGGAAAATATCCAGAGCAACTGCTACTAAGTATGGAGTTAAATGCGTACATGACCTACAAGGAAATGTAGTCAAGCATTTGTACCCATATTATAATGGGCATGAGTTATCAGCTACTAAATATCGTAATGTAAAAGCTAAAGACTTCTTTGTCTCTGGAACTTACAACGATACAGGTTTGTTTGGTCAACAGTTATTCAAAGGTGGTAAGTATGTTACCATTGTAGAAGGGGAATGTGATGCTATGTCTGCTTATGAACTCTTGGGTTCTAAGTGGGCAGTAGTGTCCATAAAGCGTGGTGCACAAGGTGCAGTTCGTGATATAAAAGAAAGCCTTGAGTTCTTTGAAGAGTTTGAAAATGTAATCATTGCATTTGATAATGACAAAGCAGGTAAGGAAGCATCTATTAAAGTTGCTAGGTTATTTAAACCTAGTAAAGCTAAGATACTTACACTACCACATGGCTACAAAGACCCCAATGATATGCTCCGTTCCAACAGACATAAAGAATTTGTTGAAGCTTGGTGGGCATCAAAAGTTTATACACCTTCTGGTGTTATAAATGTTTCAGAACAACGAGAGAAGTTCCACAACAGAGAAAGAAAAGAGAGTGTCCCTTATCCTTATGAAGGATTAAACAAGAAGCTATACGGACTTAGACAAGGAGAACTTGTAACACTTACAGGTGGTACAGGGCTTGGAAAGTCTAGTGTAACTAGAGAACTTGAACATCATCTTATTAAAAGTACTAACGATAATGTAGGTATCATAGCATTAGAAGAAGATTGGAGACGAACCATTGATGGTATCTTATCTATTGAAGCTAACGCTAGACTATATGTTGACCAAGAACGCGACAAGTTTTCTAAAGAAGAACTTGATAAGATGTTTGATATACTTTATGACGGAGACAATCGTAATAGAGTATGGGTGCATTCACACTTTGGAACGAATGACATTGATGATATCTTTACTAAACTTAGATTTATGATTATAGGGTGCGACTGCAAGTGGGTGGTAGTAGACCATTTACATATGTTAGTTAGTGCTGTGCATGAAGGAGATGAGAGACGAGCCATTGATTCTATTATGACTAGGCTTAGAAGTTTGGTAGAAGAGACAGGTGCAGGTATCATTTTAGTTTCACACTTGCGTAGAGTTGACGGTAACAAAGGACACGAGAATGGTATAGAGGTTTCTTTATCTCATCTTCGTGGTTCAAATAGTATTGGACAACTATCTGATTGTGTTATAGCATTGGAAAGAAATCAACAATCAGATGATGAAGACGAAGCTAGAACAACCAAACTTCGTATACTTAAATCAAGATACACAGGTGATGTAGGCATGGCATGTAGAGTTATATATGATGCTGAAACCGGAAGACTCTCTGAACTTTCTGATAATGATATTGAATTTGATGGTAGTTTAGATGAGGCTTTTTAGTGCAGTTAGTATTTGATATAGAAACAGATGACCTTAACGCAACAAAGATACATTGTATCGTTGCACAAGATGTAGACACAGGCGAGATACATAAGTTCCCACCTGATAAACTACAAGAAGGTTATGAGTTTCTAACAACAGCAGATACTTTGATAGGACATAACATCATTGGGTTTGATATACCTATGGTACATAAGTTTAGTGATGTTGATTTATCTAATATACCGGTGATAGATACTCTTGTTTTTTCTAGGTTGTTTAATCCTAATAGAGATGGAGGACACAGCTTAGAGAAGTGGGGATATAAACTTGGCTACCATAAAATAGATTTCTCTGACTACCTTAACTACTCAGAAGACATGATGACCTATTGTGTAAGAGATGTAGAATTAAATGCAGTAGTATTAAAAGAACTAAGAAAAGAAAGTAAAGGGTTTGGTAAAGATTGTGTAGAGATTGAGACTCGTGTAGCAGACATAGTTAAACAACAAGAAACAAATGGTTTTAAGTTTGATACTCAACACGCTTTAATTTTACTTGCTGAACTTAGAGAAAAGAAACAAGCAATAGAAGATGAGGTGCATAATACTTTTACGCCTAAGTGGGTTGACGATAAATTAGTTACACCTTATATAAAGAAAGATGGTGAACTATCTAAGCGTGGTCTTACAGATGACGAGTATGCTAGATGTATTAATACTCAAAACATGAATCCTTTTATGCGTCAGTCTTTACAAGAATTTAATCTTGGTTCAAGAAAACAAATAGGAGAATATCTAATTGACTTTGGTTGGAAGCCTGATAGGTTTACACCAACAGGTCAACCAATAGTAGATGAGAAAACTTTATCTGCAATCACACACATACACGAAGCTAACTTAATAGCACAGTTTCTTTTATTACAAAAGCGTATAGCTCAAATTGATTCTTGGATTGATGCGACTGAAGAGGACGGAAGAGTGCACGGCTTTGTTATACCTAATGGTGCTATCACCGGAAGAATGACACATAGAAATCCTAACATGGCACAAGTGCCTAGCTCTCATAGTCCTTATGGTAAAGAGTGCAGAGCATGTTGGATTGTAGAAGATACTAATGTCTTACTAGGCGTTGATGCTTCTGGACTTGAGATTAGAATGTTAGCACACTATATGAATGACGAGGAATACACAAATGAAATACTCAACGGAGATATCCACACAGCAAATCAAGAACTTGCAAAACTTAAATCTAGAGATACGGCAAAGACATTCATCTATGCACTCATGTACGGAGCAGGAGACGAGAAGCTTGGTAAAGTGGTTGGAGGAAGTACAGCAGATGGTAAAAGAGCTAGACAATATTTCTTTGATAATAAACCTTCATTTAAATCTCTTAGAGATAGAGTGCAAAGAGCATCAACAAAAAAATATCTCAAAGGATTAGATGGTAGAAAGCTTTATGTTCGTAACCAACACTCAGCCCTGAACACTTTACTACAGGGAGCAGGTGCTATTGTTATGAAGAAAGGCTTGATACTATTAGATGACATGTTAAAATTAAATAGTATAGACTATAAGTTTGTAGCAAACATTCACGATGAGTGGCAGATAGAAGTAAAAGATACTCAGGCTAATTTTGCAGGGGAGTTAGCAGTAGATAGTATTATAAAAGCAGGTGAACATTTTAATCTTCGTTGTCCTCTTGATGGCGAATACAAGATAGGAGTAAACTGGAGTGAAACCCATTAAACAACAAAGTTTATTTCCTGATTATCATGACGAATTAATTTTTAGAGACGGTAAAATATGTATTAAATGTGATAAAAAACTTCCATTATCTTTTTTTAGCCCTGCATCAGGAGGAAATTTTTTAAGACCTGAATGTAAGAGATGTAATAATTATTTAAGTAAGACTAGAATTTTATTAAAAAAAAAATATGGGATGCCCAAGGATGCAAATTATAAATGTCCTATTTGTTTAGGAACATCAGACAAAGTAAATGGTTTGGGTGGAAAAAAATCAGGAGCTTGGGTAATAGACCACTGCCACGAAACAGAATCTTTTAGAGGTTGGTTATGTCATACTTGCAACAGATGTCTTGGTGGTTTTAAAGACGATGAAGATATACTTAAAAGAGCTATAGAATATTTAAAAGGAGGTTCTAATGAAACCAAATAAAGAAGATAGAAAGAAGTTTGACATTGACTTAGAGTACGGAGAGATAAGAGAAGATAAAATAAAAGATATGCTTACTGGTAAGAAGATAGAAGTTAAATCAGAGAAGGGCATGTGGATGAAGACAGGTAACATATGTATAGAGTATGAGTCATGGAACAAACCTTCTGGTATCAGAGCAACTGAATCAGACTATTGGTTTCAT